AGACAGAGGTCAGGCTATTGATGGATTTCATCAAATGGTAACTTAAAATGTTCAAGGTAATTCCAAGTTTAAAATGAACAGCGGATTTATTGACGAGTCAATGAACGAAACTTTAAAACAATTATTTTTATTAATTGGATTGAAGGCTTTAATAAATCCCAATTTACTCCCGTGTTTGACCCGCCTGTATAGGCTATATTTGCGAGTGTTGCCGTGTTTATGTTTTCGCTACCAGACCTATAATACAATTGTTTTTTAACGAATAGATTGTACACAATTGCCCCGCTGAATAGAGACGAAGTTAATCCTGTCTTTACGTTTGTTGGACTGTAGTTATGATTATATGCCGACAAGTTAAGATCCTTCAATTCGTAGTTTTTCAATTTGTCTTTTAACGAAACTAAATTACCTACAAAGTTGATGGTGTATGAACTTGGTCTCCCTTGCTTAACACTTACTTTGTTTAAACTCCATTTACCAGTTTTAAAAGGAAATCCATACAGCTCAATACGCCCTGAATGCTTTATCCTTGCGTCAAAAGAATTGTCAATATTAGCATTGTAATAATGCTTGAAAATTATGTTATTGTTATGAGTTGCCGGAACCGTGAAAGACTTTGAGTAGTCTGTCATATTCTTGGTTATGTCATTAATGTTGGCAACACTCGAGGACAGTTCCACGGATTCATCTTTGAATAAATCCAATTTATCAGTACCTATATATAAACTTGCAAACATTATTGGTTGTTTATTTCATTAAAAGCATACTCGAACTCAACTTCGTAATTGATTAAACGGTCTTTCATTCGTGTTTTATACTCCAAAGTTTTACCGCCAATTTTTAAAGGGATGTAATTAGTGCCGTCAAACTGCCAAACTCTTTCACTTAAAAATAATTGTTTTAAAGTTTCGTTCATTGACTCGTCAATAAATCCGCTGTTCATTTTAAACTTGGAATTACCTTGAACATTGTAAGTTACCATTTGATGAAATCCATCAATAGCCTGACCCCTGTCTGTTTGAAATTCTTCGCTCGTTACGTTTAACGATTCTGTTTTTGACTTGAAAAAAGTAATGAATTGTAAAGCACCTTCTTTGTTTTGGAAAGCAATATCCAACGGGGCGTACCTGCATTCGTCAGTAATCAACAAAGTTGTAACAACATCGTTATAAATTATTTCCACAACCTCATCACCTAATGCTAAAGACAAATCAACTAATACATTTTTAACTAAATTAGCGTTGTTTGTTGTTGGCAAATAAGTATGGGTATCGTTTATGTTTAAACTTGGATATGATTTGACTGTAACACTTACCGTGTCTGATTCACTAATCATAAAAGGAAAATTAAAATATCCGTTTCGAAACACTTTAAAATCAGTACCAGATATTAATATTTTATTGGTTGGCGGCTGCGCATTTTCTCCATCTAATCCACCACCATAACCTTGCAACATTAATTTAGTTGAAGGTAATTGAACCACGTCTAAATCGTCTTCATCAATTGTCGTGTAAACAACTGTTGTTTTTACCCATCTTTGATTATTTCCGTTTGGCTCAAAGTCGATGTAGTCGTTTATTAATTGTGAAATATCCAATTTATCCGTTCCTGATGATGTAGCTAAGTTTGGTTTAGTCATTGTATAACTCGCTGTTGCCGGAGGCGATAATTTCAAACCATCCCAAACATAAACACGTAAAGTATATGAGGTTGATATAGCCGATGTTAACGGACTAATCCATGGAATGTATAGGTAATATGGCGATAATGATTTAATCATAATTTCAATGCTATTTTAATTTGTTTCTCAACTTCTAAACCGTAAGCCGCATAAACATCATCCGGCAATCTTTTAAATGCTGCCTCAAAGGGTTTGGTAAAAAAATTAGTCGTCTCAATTCCTTTGTTCCAAATGCTTCTAATTATTAAAAAGGCGGTTGACTTATACGAAAGAAATTGACCAGTCCTCCTATCTTTAAATTGAATTCGTTTACGTGAAACCCAACCATTGATCCCACTTGTCAAGCCGCCTGATTTTCCTGTTCCTGTTCCAAACTTAAAAGGACTGTTAGGCGCTTTTGCTGAACTACTAACTCCCTTTACCCCTTTATCTACAAACTCCCAATAATCGTTTGCGTCCTTGAAATCGAAATTTAATACTGCACCGTCCTTTGTTTCCGAAACCTTGAAATTAATCCCGTTGTAAAGTTTAGACGTGTCTTTCTTTTTCTTTTTTGAAAGATTCGATTTTGCTTGTTGTTGTACATAAGCACCAAATTTATTTAATTCATCAACTACTGACATAATGATAATTCCGTGTTAGGCACTTCAATAACAAATGTTAATCTTGCGCCATCAACCAATTTTGCGCCTTCAAACGACCCTAACTCAAACGTTGGATTTTCACTCGATGTTATATTATTTTCTTCAAAGTCTGTGTACATTTTAAGCCACATACGGTTAAGAACTCCCACGCATAGATTATGATTATCTACTTCATTGTCTTCTCCCCAGAAATCATCTACATTAACTTCTTTATTAATATCTCTTTGATTAAAACAAGCTAACTCAATATTAAACTGAACCGTTTGACCGTTGGTAAACGCACCTGAAATAATATTTATATTAACCAAAGGAAACATCACTTCTTTTTTCAAATCAATGTCCACTGTTTTCATAACAGAATTAACTAAGGTGTCATCTTCGGCCAATCCTTTAAGATAGTAATAAAGTGTTGTTAGTTGGTTCATAATTCGATACTGTTATTAGTTTGCGTCATTATTTTGTGCTTCAATTTCTGTTTGTCAATTTTATGACAAAGGAATAAATGAACTTCGTGTACATTCATTTTCAATATACTGTCAATTTTCCAAATCTTGCCTTTAGCCAACTCTTCAATCGTAGCGTACCACCCCCACTTTTCGAAATAGTCTGCTGCGCTTTTTCCTTCGCCTGTTCCGCCTGCATATATTTCTGCGTATAACTCACTAATTCGTTGGCTAAACTCGAAAAAAAAACCAGTGCGCCGTTAACTATTGACAACGGCATATGTTTCATTATGTCGGCATATTGTTTTGTGCCTTGATAATTTATTATTTCATAGTTGCCTAATGAATCCTTATTTTTAATTGGTCTAAACAAAACAGCCATTAACTTATGCATTTCTTTTATGTCTGTTCCGTAATTTGAAACGTCTACAAACTCCCCTTGTGTCATTTTATCCAAGTTGGGAATAAAACCAAACTCAACATCTTTAATAAAAAAAGTAGGTTTAAATTCTACTGTTTGATTTAATGCCGTGTCAATTTGTTCAGTTATTTCTTTATAGTCAATTGCGCTAATCAATTCAATTCGATTGCGTTCTAATCCTGTAAATATTTGTATCTTTCTTTTATTGAAATTATATTCATCCAAGTCAGTTCGTTCCAATAGTTCGTTATACAATTGGAATTGATGTAAAGTAATATCTTGTATTGATTCTGGTAAAATAATTTTCATACTATTAAACTATTAATTTGGATTATTGTTATTATCGGATGTCGTGATTAAATCCTCCTGTTAGATTATAAGATATGTTGTAGCGTGCAGCATCTAGTATATGATTCCAAGCATCTAAGAATAACTTACTGCCTTTATCCGTGTACACATAGTTATTCAATTCCTTTCCTATGTTTTCTCCTTCAACTATTAATTCATAATCCTGCATTATAGCTATTCCTGCGCTTATGCTTCCTGCTCCTTTTGTTGTTCCTATAATCCTGCACCCTTTTTTTGCCAATTCATCAATCAAACGAGGCTCGGCACTATCGGCAACGATTAATTTATTACCGCAAATAGTTTTATTGATATGCGCTATTTCGGAAGTGGTAAGTTTAGGCTTATAAAGATGTTCTTTTAAATATATTTTCTTTTGTTTCCTGTCAATTGCAACCTCGACAAGTGTTGTAGGATCAATACTAAATCCATAATCCTGACCAAACGAAGTCTGTAAATTATCAGGATTGAATACTCCAAACTTCCAATTTGTAAATACAACTCCTTCGGCTTTATCTAACCAACCCCCAAGGATAACGTGTTCGTACTTCTTAGGATTGTTTAGTTTTATTTGTTCTATTTGGTTAAGGAAAGATTCAGATAGGTTTTCGTAGTTATCCAAATAACTCGAATGAATAAAAGTGGTATCGTTTTTTATCAATGTACTTCCTTCTTGTACTTCTTTTTGTTCGAAGAAACGCTTGTAAATAAAATGCTCTTTTGTTGCTGGATTCAAAATAAGTATTACCCTATTTTGTTTAACGTTGTGACGTATAGAGTAATCAATTTTATCAAATATATCCTCGTCATTCAACTCCTCGGCTTCATCAAGTACCCAAGTAGTTACCCCTGCCAGCGATTTTAAGTTTGCCGTCTGTGTACCCATTGATGTTTTTATTCCACGAAACAAAATCTTTGATCCTGTCTTTGTGTTTACAATTTCATCTTTGGTAATATAGAAATCATTATGCAGTCCGGCAGTTTCAATCTTGTCAATGAATTCTGGAATAATTGATATATGAGCTGAGGTTAAAGTAAAACGAGTAAATAGAATAACGTGACCTACTTCATAAGTTAGTAAAACTAAAAAAGAGTTAATACTATAACTCTTTCCTGAACCTCTACCTCCTGAAATAATAAAGTAACGGCTATCGCTACCTAAAAGATTGTATTTTTTATTTATCTTTATCAATTTGAAACATCTCTTTAATATCGAAGTTGTTTAAGTTGTGTGTTGTTTCGATTGTTTCTTTTGGTTTGCCTACTGCATACTCAATTAATAATTTAGCTGCTGCAATCCTATCCCTTGAATTCTCATTACTGCTTTTCATTATGGATGCAAGAACTTCGAAAGATTCCTCAACGTGAGGACTGGCAAGGTCAACACCTTTTAACTCATCTTTTACAGACGGTCTGCCTCCTTTGTTTCCAATAGTTCCTTTATTTTCTTTTCTCTTATCCATAATCAGTATAAATTAGTTAACTGAATAACTGTCGTAAACTTTATCTAATTTATCAATCATTGAGATTAATGGTTTAGCGGAACAACTTGCGCAATCAGGATACCACAACAACCTATTAAATACACTTGCATACAATTCACAAACATAATTAACTTGCTCTCGACTTATTGTAAGCGTGCGTATTGCTTTAAATTCCTTCCAGCTATTATACTCCTCTTCGGTTAAACATCGTGCTTTAAATCGATAAGGAAACAACTCATTAAGCTTTTCTTTACGCTTTTCACATCCGCAATCTTTACCTTCAACAAATATCTGCAAACCTGTTGCGCGAATTACTTTCTCGATTGTGTCGCCTAAACCCCTACTTTTTTTTGGTCTTGCCATAATTAATTAATTGTTTCAAACATCAACAATGAATCGTATAGTTCTTTTGTAATTTCAGACCATTCTGATAAAATACTAAAATCAGTTTCGTGATTTTCTATAATCCAATAGTATTTTCCACTTACTTCTTGAATCCATAATCCACCATAATAGTTATTAATGTCTCCTATTTTTTTCATTTCTTTTTATTTTTCAAACGTTTATTTTTATACAAATCAATATCGTTTCCTAAAATTGTTTTTCTTGCTTTATCCAGTTCTCTATGAATCAATCCATAGTTTATGTATTGATACTTTTCCGAAATTTGCCTAACCGATAAGTCATAACTTTCTTTTAATAAACCGTTTTGTAAATATGGTAATTTTTCACAATCTTGAATAATAGATAGTTCATAATCATTCGGCTCAAAGGTATTGTTATTTTCCGCTAAGTTATAAAAATTATCAATTGAAATGTTATTATTTGCTTTAATGTGGTCTAAGAATAAATTTCTAATTGTTCTAATAACATAAAAATCATTAATTTCTTTTTGACAATCGTGTAGTTTTAGATACATATCATTAACCAAGTCATCCGACAACATTTTATCCTTGCATATAATCAAAGCTGTTTTTCTCCAAAAAGTATCTTTTAATGCAAGTTGATGAATCATATAACGAAATTACAAAATTAATTCAAACTTACATCAATTTCATTAATATTTTTTATTTTGTTTTTATCGATTTAATTCTCCATTGTCCAATAGTTCCATAATGCCTATATGAGTCTTCGTGCCACCAAACACAATGTATTTGATTTTCATCTGTTTTATTTATAATTCTTAAATATAAATAATCATCTTGTAAACTAAAGTAATTATTGAAATATAATATTAAATATCCTGATTTCATTTCTCTTTAATTTTATACATTAATTCAATTTCTAAGCCATCATTTTGCGCAAACTGTTGCAAAGTACCAAACTTTATATTTCGATTACCAGAAAGCCACTGTGAGAGTCTAACGGGTTGTATTGAGTGTTTCTTGCAATAGTTTGTCTTTGATAATCCAGAACGCTGTAAAAGTTCGTGTAATATTTTTTGGTGGTTGGTCATAGTAGTTCTGGGTTTTCGTGGATGTTTCCTATAATTTCTACGGATTTATAACTTAGTGGATAAGTGTAGTTGATTAATGGTTTTGGACTATATTTACATTTGAATTGTCCGTATTCAAAAATAACAATATCTTTTCCTGTTTCCGTTCCATCTGAGTCTCTTCCGAGTAAAATATCCCCCTCATAAATATCTACCCCGTTTTTGTCTTTAAAACCAGTGAATTCTTCTATGATTAGATCTTTAATTTCTTCAACTAAAAAAGAATTATTATTAGGAATTAAAATAAATAATTTACCCGTTAATGACATTTGAACAGTTCCTTGGCTTCTGTATTTATTTAATAAAATATCCCACACTCGAAATTTATTTTCTCTCATAGCTTTTTCTTTTGGTGCTACAATTCCCGGATATGTTTTTAAATTAGGCTTAATACTTTTTACTGTAGATAAATAACTATCCACTTTAATTTCTGCTTGTTTATCTGCGCAAACACTTGTTTTTAGCTCATAAGCTATTAATTCTTCTCTTAAGTTCATTTTATTTAATTTTTAATTATTAAACCTTTTTTACACACAGTTATAGAAAATTCTCCATATTTGTCTTTACAATTCACTCCAATTGATCCGTTAGAATAAAAACCATAATCAATAACTTCTATTTTAAAGTTCTTATTAATATTGCTAATAAATTCAAGTTGTAAAAATGTTGCTCTCATATTTCCTATTTTTTAGTTATTTTCAATATTCAAAGATAAACAAAAAAAGCTTTGGTTTAACAAAATGTGAAAGTATTTTGTTGTTTAGAATTGTTTTTTATCGGTTCAAAGTTATAGGTATTATATGCCCTATTATATAGGGGCATAAATACCGATAGACGTTTGCATATTTGAAGGTTTATAAATTGATTTTATTGATAATACCATCGTTGTTTTTGTTAATTGTTTGAATTATTATCATTTTTATGTTAAAACTATCGGTATTGCAATTAAAATAATTAAAATACCAAGCGAACTATCCTACAAAACTCTTGTTTTTTATCGGTATTCTAATTATTATGTATTAAAATACCGATACAGACAATAGAGAATTTTTCTTACTCTTTGAAATCGTGTATAAAATAATTACCCCTACTGCCATCTTGAACTATCCAAGTCATTTCTTTGCAATATTTAATTAACTCCTTTACTTTAACATCACCAATGGTTCCGAATTTTTCTACGTGAATTTCTTTTATACGTTCCATTAAAACAGAATATCCAATTCCATTACCTTTATAAAGTCCTGTGAAAATATCCAGTAAAATACCATACTTTTCAAAGTTCTTTAAAACCTTTTGAACTTTACGACCCGCTTTCGGTTCTTCGTATGTAACATCCAT